CTACCCTGCTTTTGAGCATGAACGTAAGAAATCAGAATATCACCTGTACTGGATTAATATGAACAAAGGAGTATTCGAGGAATACCCTAAATACAAAAATATGTCCTGCAAGATGCTAAACAAGAAAGAAATGAAATTGTTTATGTCTGTATTGGATCAGTATAACCAAGCCGTAAACAATAAATACGGAATAGTTTGGGAAAATAAAAAACTAGGCCTCGATAAAGACCTAGTTCTTAATAAAGTTATCTAAGATATTACTTTTTAGCTTTTAAAGCTTCTACCTCAGCAGACAATTCTTGAATTGCTTTTACCAAAATAGGAATTAACTTTCCGTAAGAAGCTTCTAACTTGTCAGGGTTTGACTCATATACAAGTTTTAATACATCAGCCATCTCAACATCTTCTTGAGCAGCTTTTAAGTCTTGTGCGATAAAACCGAAGTCAGCGATATCATGTCTTCCTTCTTCATCTCGGTCATCCCATACAAACTCAACAGGACGAAGACCTTTTACAAAATCAAGACCTGCACGTAGGTCAGTTACATCTTTCTTATCGCGAGCATCAGACAATGAAGTGATAGATGTTTGCGCACATCTTAATGCTAAAATAAAAGCATTTCCTAATACAAATTCATTAGATGTAGCTGCACTGCTTAATGATGCTCCAGAACCAATAGACGTGTTATTTTGTCCTGTAATATTTGAAAGTGCATTACCTACATTACCTCCAATAAATGTATTTGTGTTACCTGATGTAACAGTTGCTCCAGCATTATTACCAACAAATGTATTTCCTAATCCTGTATTTATGTTACCTCCACAAGCTGCACCAACAAGTGTATTTGATGAGCCTGAGGTTAAATTAAAACCTGCATTGTAACCAAGCGAAGTATTGGCAGTAGCTCCAAAATCACCTAATCTAGAGCCTTTACCAAGCGCTGTTGATTGAGCGGCTAATAATAATCCACCTGCATTTGAAATTTGCATTGTGTCATTGTTCAATGCTATTTTTACACCCTTTACAGTTACTACGTCCGTACCTACTGTAAAAGGTACTACTGTATCTACATTAATTTGACTCATGATTATTTACTTTAAAATTATAAAATGTTTAGTGTTGTTCCAGAAGGAACTGTTAATGTTGCGCTCATTAATAGCGGTCCAGTATAGTTTACTGTGGCTCCAGCAGGAAGAGTAATATCCTCTGTAATAGCACCAACAATAGTAAAGCCATTAGCCCAAATACTTGTGCCAAGTACCTGTTGATTACCACCTGTATTGAGCTCAGTAATGATTTGATTGATATCTTCTACGATATATTTCTCATTGGTGCTCTGACCAAATCCTTTTAATTGTGATCGCTGTTG